CTCATCTAAACGCAGATGCTTACCATGTCGGAAACTTTGACTGCTGGAAATCTAATGGAGTCACGGTTCCTGTTTGTTACCATTTAGCAACATCAGAAATGCTTAACTCCGTCTATGACTTTTCTGATTCGTTTGCCGATGAGATGCAGAAACTACTCAACCGAGACTACAGCGAATACACGAGCGGATTTGCGTCTACTCCCGAAGCGCATTTGCAGAAGGCAAGTGCTGCCAATGGCGGTATGTGGGGAATAGACGAAATGTATTCGTCCTCACTCATACGAGAGTACTATCGTAGAGGTGGAATCGTGGATACAGGTCATCGAATTCTTCCTCAAAATAGACTGTGTAGATCACGGATTTCATCACAACTTTCTGCATTTGATTCAGGAACACATATTGACTTTCATTCGATTCGTCCGTACAATGCTTACGCAGCAGACATTCAACTCCTATTAGAAAGAGGCACAGCGTGAATATTCAATGCGTATTGTTTGATCTTGATGGCGTTCTTGTGAATGCCTGTGAATGGCATTATATTGCATTGAATGCTGCCATGCGAGAAATAGTTGGGTTTGAAATATCTAGAGAAGACCATATTAGTAAATACAATGGCTTGCCAACTGCTGTGAAGTTGGGTATGCTTGGATTGGAAGCCCCTACTGCTACACGAATTGAAGTATTAAAGCAGATGAAAACGCTTGAAATTATAGCGGAACATTCACAAATTATGCCAGAGAAACAGGAACTGCATTCTTATCTGAAAAGTCAGGGCATTAAGATTGCCTGTGTAACAAACTCTATCCACACTACCGCAACCGCAATGCTGCGACAGACGGGACAAATCAATTTCATGGACTTGGTTGTTAGTAACGGAGATGTTCCGCTAAACAAACCACATCCAGATTGTTATAACTTTGCTGTGAAGACTCTTGGTGTTGATCCATCTGCGTGTCTTTGCGTTGAGGATTCTCCCAAGGGCATTATTGCTGCTCGTGCATCATGTGTTCCTAATCTATGGGTGGTTTCAAACCCTTCGGATGTAACTCTTGAAAACTACAAGGAGATTGTGAAATGAAGATACTGATTCCTATGGCTGGACAGGGCAGCAGATTTGCTACGGAAGGCTACACCTTTCCAAAGCCGCTTATTGATGTTGACGGCAAGCCCATGATCCAAAAGGTAGTGGAAAATCTTAACTTTTCCGCAGAGTTTATCTTTCTTGTTCGCAAGGAGCATCTACGCAAGTACGAAGGTCTTTCGGATACCCTTCATCGGATCACGGGTGGACAGGCGAAGATTGTGGAGGTTGAAGGATTGACTGAGGGTGCTGCTTTTACCGCTCTACTTGCCAAGGAACATATCAACACCGATGAAGATCTTCTAATTGCAAACTCTGATCAGGTGATCGAATACCGCCCCGAAAATTTCCTCACTATGAAGAACATGACCACGGCAGACGGAATCGTGTTCACATTCAACGCAGTTCATCCCAAGTGGTCATTTGCTAAAGTTGATGATGCAGGATTTGTAACGCAGGTGGCAGAGAAGGTTCCAATTTCAAATATTGCCACCTGTGGTATCTACTGGTATCGCAAGGGCAAAGATTTTGTTGAGGCGGCTGAAAGTATGATTGCCAAGAATATCCGCGTCAACAATGAGTTCTATATCGCGCCAGTATACAATGAAATGATTGGTGTGGGAAAAACTGTAATTCCATTCTTCGTACAGCAGATGCACGGGATTGGAACTCCAGAAGACCTACAAACATTTTTGAATAAGGGATTATGAAGATCGTTTCACACAGAGGGAACTTGAATGGGAGAAATCCTGAAAAAGAGAATCACCCATCATATATCCAAGCAGCAATAGATGCTGGTTATGATGTTGAGGTGGATGTGTGGTATGTTGACACACAGTTCTATCTTGGACATGATTGCCCTCAATACCAAGTATGTGGTACTTGGCTAAAGGAACTACAGAGTGTGTTGTGGTGTCACGCAAAGAACCCTTCTGCGCTTGAGCAAATGCTTGCTATTGGACTGAACTGCTTTTGGCATGAGACGGATCGCTATACCATGACAAGCCGTGGTATTCCGTGGTGTTATCCTGAGAACTACATCACAGGAGGCATCACCGTGATAAAAGAATCTCCTACGAATAAAACCACATCAGAAGATATGCTTGGAGTTTGTACTGATTACCCCGAAGACTGGAGCAAATAATGAACAAGCCGCTAATCCTAGCCTCACATTATTCAGAAACCCTGACATGGTTGGTAAATCAGAGCCAATACGATTTCGTTGTCTACTCCAAGAATGAAGTAGAGGTTTCCAAGTACAACATTTCTCCTGAGCGGGTTGTGTTGCTGCCGAACAAAGGAAAGGAAACCTCTTCATATCTAAAGTTTATTATTGATCGGTACGATTCTCTTCCCGACCATGTGGCTTTTTGCCACGGACACGACACCGCTTGGCATCAAGACCGAACTGTGTTTGCTGCACTTCAGGATTATTGTGGGCAGGAGTTTTACACACTTAATAATCCGTATTACCGTAATCTGTTGTTTGAAGGATGTCCTGACCAGATTGTTTGGGATCACATGAAACTAGCATGGCACTGTATTGACTTGCCGTTCCCGTTAAAACTTGAACACACAATGTCTGCACAGTTTGTGGCTCCACGAGAGTCTATCTTGAGGAATCCGCTGTCGTTCTATCAGAATTGCTACAATTGGATAATGGATCAGACTGTTCTAGATGATCTTCGATTGGGGATTATGTTTGAGCAGTTGTGGTACTACTTTCTAACACATAAGACTGTAGAGCCGCGCCTTTGCGCTCGGACAACAGTAGAAGATCGTGGGATAGTTTGTAATGTATGATTATCTAATTGTTGGTTCTGGTCTATTTGGCGCAATATTTGCGCGACAAATGACTGATGCGGGTGCAAGGTGTCTTATAGTGGACAAGCGCAACCACATCGGTGGAAACTGCTATACCCGTGACGAAGGTGGCATTCATGTTCACGAATACGGTCCACACATATTCCATACAAGCAGTGATCGCGTATGGGAATATATGAATCGGTGGACACGATTCAATCATTTTGTATATCGCCCCCGCGTCATTCACGGAGATAATCTGTACTCGTTCCCCATCAATATGTTCACTCTATATCAGTTGTGGGGGGTAAAAACACCTCACGAAGCACAGAACAAATTGTCTGAAGTTCGGCTTACCATTCCATCCCCCTCCAACCTAGAGGAATGGGTTCTGTCCCAAGTGGGAGAAGAGATTTACGAGAAGTTCGTCAAGGGCTATACCACGAAACAGTGGAACCGCGATCCTAAAGATCTTCCCGCGTCCATTATCAAGCGACTCCCCATTCGACTCACCTATGATGACAACTACTTTGATGATAAGTATCAAGGCGTACCTGTTGACGGATACACGCCCATCTTTCAAAAACTATTGAGTGGTATTCCCGTTGAAACAGGTGTAGACTATCTTAAAGATCGTGAGCGTCTTGAGAGTATGGCAAAAAAGGTTGTGTATACGGGAGCCATAGACGAGTTCTTCGGTTGCGATTTGGGCAGTCTTGAGTGGAGAAGTCTGAGGTTTGAACATCAGACACTTCAGATTCCTGATTATCAGGGAGTAGCAGCAATAAACTATACCGATGCCAAGATCCCGTATACTCGCGTGGTGGAACACAAGCATTTCATATTCGGAAAACAGGATCACACGGTCATTACCCACGAGTATCCACAGAATTGGGATAGCACAAAGGAAAAGTTTTACCCAGTGACTGACGATAGAAATAATGAACTGTGTATTCAGTATAAGAATAGGATTAACACCGACAGATACATATTCGGTGGTCGTTTGGCAGACTACAAATATTACGATATGCACCAAGTGGTAGGGTCTGCCCTAACACGCAGTGAAAAGGAAATTGGAAGATGAAAGCATTAGTAACAGGTGGAGCGGGTTTCATTGGATCTAATCTTGTTGATAGATTAGTTGCGGATGGTCATGATGTCACGGTGATCGACAATGAATCATCGGATGCTCACGATCATTTCTATTGGAATCCTGCTGTCAAGAATTATAAGTATGACATCAACGACTATACAATGGTTTGCAAACTTTATGAAGGTGTTGATACCGTGTTTCACCTTGCTGCGGAGGCGCGTATTCAGCCGTGCATTGAAAATCCTCTCAAGGCTGTTGAAGCCAATACGCTTGGAACTGCTACTGTGTTGCAGTGCGCTCGTGTGTGTGGTGTGAAGCGAGTAATATATTCATCAACTTCTGCTGCCTACGGACTTAGTAATACTCCTCCACTTGTTGAAACAATGCCGAATGATTGTCTCAATCCGTATTCTGTTTCCAAAACAGGCGGCGAGGAGTTGTGTAAGATGTACTCCAAATTATACGGTTTGGAGACAATCGTCTTTCGTTATTTTAATGTGTATGGAGAGCGTCAGCCACTGCGTGGTCAGTATGCTCCCGTGATAGGCATCTTTCTTCGACAAAGAGCAGCAGGAGAACCAATGACCATTGTTGGTGATGGAGAACAACGGCGGGATTTTACCTATGTGGGAGATGTAGTGGAAGCCAACATTAAGGCATCACAGTTTGTTGCATCAAAATATAATATCACAGATAATGGTTCGTGTCAGTCGTATCGGGGATGGGAATGGGGTCAGATTTACAATATTGGAACAGGAACCAACCACTCAGTGAATCAGATTGCTGCGTTTATGGGTGGTCAGACTGTAAATATTCCTCCACGCGTAGGGGAATCTAGAATCACTCTTGCCAATGCAAACAAAGCAAAGGAACATCTTGGATGGATTCCTAAAGTTCGTCTTGAAGAGTGGATTGCCGAGCATAAATAACCTTACAAGGAGATCGTGAAATGTCTACAGTATGCCTCTCAATGATCGTTAAGAATGAAACGCACATTATCCATGAGTGCCTCAATTCAATGTGGCAGAACATTGACTATTGGGTGATCGTGGACACAGGATCCACAGACGGAACCCAAGACCTTATCCGCACCTTTTTTGCAGAGAAGGGAATTCCTGGCGAACTCATTGAGAAGCCGTGGGTAGACTTTGGTCACAACCGTAGTGAAGCACTTGCTCTCTGTGATGGCAAGGCAGACTACGCTTGGATGATTGATGCCGAT